CTTCCGAATTCGACTCTAAACCCGGTTCCGCTGCCAATGGCGGACCTGTCCTTATTGCCGGAGCTGTCGGAAGCGGCGACACTCCAGTTCCTGAGTGAGCCGGTACCGGTTGACGATCCTGCTTTGCTTGGCTTGCACATCATGCAGCTAACCGGCGTTTGCCAAATGCTGGTGGAAGCTAGGGACAGTTTGTTACAGCGTGTCGCACAACTTGAGCTTAATGAAGAATACTTTGTTAAGCGGCTTGAAGCGAAAGGAATGTAAGCAATGGGTGAAACAATCGTCATAACCGGCGACGGCGAACCTGACAGAGATGAAACCCCGCCCGCCGAAGTCGCGGAAGCCGCCGAGGCCATGGCAGAGGCGGCGGTTGAAATTGCAGAGATTGAAGCGGAGCGCGATATTGCGCTAGCCGAAATTTCTGCCGAAACACAAGAGACGCAGGCCGAAACCCTAGCGGAAGCGGTCAGCGAAAACACAGAAATGGAGTTAGCGGCATGTCGGACACGGATAGCGGATTTGGAGGCGGAGAACATGACGCTCAAGTCATTGATCCCGCCGCCCTTGACGCAGGAGGAATTGCGCCAAGAGAGCCGGAGCGAAAGCGAAAGCGAAGATCAGACGCAGGCGTCCCAAGAGGAAACGCCGCCGGAGGAAGTGGCGGCGGAACAGGCGGAAGCGCCAAAGGAACCGCCTCAAAAGCAAAAGTCCAGGCAAATCTGGATTTAAGCTCTCTTACGGGCGTTTTCGTCGGCATACACACTATGCTGGCCATGCAGACGCAGACGCCCGAACTTGCCATGTCTGAAATGGAGGGCGACCAGTTCATGAAGGCCGCTCAAAAGGTTCTCAGACATTATAATATAGAGGCGCAGCAAAAGACGATTGATTGGGTCGCCTTTATGTCATGCGTGGCGCAGATTTACGGGACGCGGGCAATCGCGATTGCAGCTCGCCGCAAACAGGAGGCGGCTAAGAATAAGCCTGCCTCTGCTGAAATTCATCCCTTCCCTAATCTGCACATGCCGCCTAACTATTCGCCGCCTCATCCTGAGGCCGGAGAATAAGAATGGCTGACTTTGTATTGCCGGGACCAAGTGAGCATGTCGCCGTACTTGGAAAAAACGGGACCGGCAAAACTATCTTAGGCGCATGGATACAATCTCGCCAGAACTTCCACGCCCGCCCTTATGTCGCTATAGATTTTAAGGACGAAGAATTTTGGGATATGGTGGGAAACCCGCCCATGCGCAATCTTGCTCTTGGCGAAATGCCGGGAAAGAAGGGTATTTATCGCCTGCGAGTTTATCCCGGTCAAGAGGACGAACTGGAGGAATGGCTTTGGAAAGTCTGGCGTCACGGTAACATAGGTTTGTTCTGCGACGAAGTTTCGCTCATGCCAAAAAAGAACGCCTTTAAAGCTATCTTGAGGCAAGGCCGTTCAAAACATATCCCTGTAATCGCCTGCACTCAGAGACCCGTCGATTGTGACAGAGAAGTATTCACAGAGGCGAAGTATATCGCCTGTTTTCGTTTGGGCGACGAACGCGACTATAAAATCGTGCGGGGGTTTGTAAACCGTTCAAGCATAGAAGAACCTCTCCCGAGACACTGGTGTTACTGGTGGGATGATAAACAATCCACGCTTTTCAAGTTGCGCCCCTGCCCGCCTCCTGATAAGATCGCCGCCAATATTCGGCAATCTGCGCCTTATCAAGGTTTGTTCGGGACGTTGTAAACATGGATAGAACTCTCATTTCGTGGAATATTCCGAACATCATCACGATCTGGCTCATGGCCGCTATCGGGTTTCTCATCGTCGGCTTGCTTGCTCAACTGGCGATGAAAGCTATGGGGGGAGGTTCTAACCAATCCCAAGCCGTTGATAGTTCGGCGGGCATGTAATCCATGTCCAAACTGTTAAACATGAACCTCTTGGGATCGGTCTATAATTGGGCGACAGTCATATTGATTGTCGCCTTTGGCCTTTTCCTGATTACCCTGATTTCCCCCGAACAAAAGGAAAGCTGACCTATGGCGGCTACAAGCAATAACGCCTCTCAGGCGCAACCCGTTCCGAATATGCAAGCGCAGAATATGGCCGCTCGCCGCCTGATTATTCAGGGCGGCGTTGTTCCGGTGCAGGGCAAGAATGTTTACTTCCCGCCCGCCATTGACATGTGGCAACCGCTCAACCCGCAACTGGCGGGTTCGCCCGGTCCCGGCAGTGTTATCACGGCGCAGCTCCGCAATGTCGGTCTGGTCAAGCGGCTGATCGTTCAGTTCAAGGCGACCGTCACGGCGGGCGCGACCAGTACGCAGACCCTGACCAAGTGGGGTCTGTCGAACCTGATCAGCAACATCATTTTCACCGATCTCGGCAACAATCAGCGGATCAATTCGACAGGCTGGCACCTGACGGCGGTCGCCTCCGCTAAGCGGCGCGGCGTCTTCGGCGCGGCCTATACGACCGATACGCCGCTTGGCTATGGCAACGTTAACAACCGCGTCATGTATGCGCCCGCCAGCATTGCCGCCAACGGCTCCAGTGAGATTGACTTCGTGCTGGAAATTCCGTTCACGAAGAATGATACCGATCTTCGCGGCGCGGTCTATGCTGACGTGACGCAGGCGACCATGCAGGTCGCCATTACGCTCAACCCGAACATGTTTGTCAGCTCGACAGCTGATCCAACGCTTGCCATGTATCAGTCGGCTGGCTCTGACCTGGCCTCGCTGTCGAACCTGTCGGTTCAAATCTATCAGAACTATCTGGATCAATTGCCGCGTATCGGCAATGTGCCAATCTTGCCGCAACAGGATATCGGCACGGCCTATCTCCTGAACACGGCGGTCTCTGGCCTGCCTATTCAAAATCAGGACAACACGTTCAGCTTCCTGAACGCACGGGCCTATGAAAGTATTACCTTCGGGTATGACAATAACGGAACGTTGAATGTTAACGGCTCTGACGTTAATTACTATCAACTTCAGTCAGCCAACTTCACCAACATCTATAACCTGAACGGGCGCATGATTTCGCTTATGGAACGTCAGGTTCTCGGCGATGACTTCCCGGCGGGTATGCACTATATGGACTTCCGGGCGAGGCCGATTGATACGAACCAGTACGGCAACATGCAACTGGTTATCAATCCCTCCAGCGTCGGCGGTTCGGGCGCTTACTTCCTTTACGGTCTGGAGGGTTTCGGCGTCATCGGTCTAGTGAACCAAGGCGGCTCTATCGTTTCGGGCGGCTAAGCCTCTTTCAACGGTTAGTGCTTCACTTAGCGCCCCTTGCTCAGAACGGGCAAGGGGCGTTTGGTTAAACACTAAGGGTTAAATGAAATGCAACAGTTTGGACAAGACATTGTAAGCTTTCTTTCCGCTCCCTTTGCGAAAGAGCTTGATCTTTTTCACCTGTTTCTTTTGATAGGGATCATTCTGATCTTTATCGCCGTGTGGCTGCTCATTCTCAACCATGTTCAAATCGCAGCTTTAGGAGGCTGAATACATGCGCTCGCATCATTGGCTTATGCTCATTCTCATTCTGGTCATTGGCTATCTCGCCGGTGTCTATTGGCCGAAGGGTGCGGCCATGCTCAACCTGCCCGGCATCGGCGGCTAAATGTCGCAATCGTCCATCATTGTCGCTGGTCTTCTGCTAGGCTTTGTCCTGTTTCTCGCCGTGTCAAATCGTCTTACGGTTTATACTGGCGTGTTATGGGGGCAGTCTGGTTCGCAAACGTCAAGCGGCAATGCTCCAGCGTCAACCGCTCAAACAGGACAAACGGACATTGTATCCAGCATGGTCAGCTCTTTTTTGACCAAGCTTAAAAATGCTCCCTTGAATTAAACCCTTGCTTTTAGTCGCCCTTATCATTGGCGTTGTTCTGATCGTCGCCGCAATACGCGGGACGCAGGGAACGCTTTTTTCTGCGTTAATGCAGGACGTACCCGCCTATGTGGTATGGGCGGCGGCTATCGTCGGACTTGGAGCGATTGGATACGTGCCGGGACTTAAACCGGCCTCAAGAGCTTTGCTTGTACTGATCTTTGTCGTGATTGTGCTGCACAATTATCAGAAGATTATCGCAGGCTTTCAATCTGTCGTGACGCCGCCCAAAGCGCAGACGCCTGTAAGCAATACGATTATCCCGGGCGGCGGATCGTTCGGCGGCGCTGGCGCAACGGGAGTCTGGTAATGCGGGACATTGCTAACGCCATTTTGGCTATCGTCACGGGGATTATTGTATTGGCCATAGTTTCGGTTATACTGTCCCGCAAGTCGCAAACGCCTTCGGTTATTCAATCGTTCGGCTCTTTTCTTGGTAATGTCGTCGGCGCTGCCGTCAAACCAGTAAGCTAAAGGAAATCACATGAATGCGTTTTGGGAAGGCGTTGTTACGATTGTACTCGCCATTATCGGACTGGCGATTATCGCAGTCATCATTTCCAAGAAGGCCAATACGGCGGGCGTTCTTCAAGCCGCCGCCTCTGGCCTCGGAAATGACCTCGCTGTTGCTGCCGCGCCCGTAACGGGCGTTCCGTTTTCGCTCAACCTCGGTTATCCGTCTGAAACCTCTCAGAACTACGGCTTCGGGAATTAATCGTCATGGTGTTTCGCGTTGCTGACACGTTCAAAAATCCGGCGTCCGGCGCGAATGCTCAACGCGGGTTTCCGGCTCCCGGCTCCGGTGCGCAGATTTCGGGCGATCCGATTACGGGAAGTTCCTATGTGCCGCAAGTTCCGACGCGCCCGATTAAAGGGCGTCGGTCTTGGTTTGACATTTACACGGGGAGTAATCCGCAACGCGGCTTTCCCTCTCCTGAGAATGAAGACCAGAAGCGCCCCAAGGGGTTAATGAACAATATTCCGGCAGTCGGCGGATTGCCCTTGGAAGTTTACACACCCTACTATTCGCGAGGCGCTGCCGCCTTTGTTGAAAACTATGGTAAAACTCTGGTAAATCCAATCGGTAACGGTGTGCAGGTCAATCATCGCCCGCAAGCCTCTTATGGCGGCGCTGGCCAATACTTCAACGGCGCTATCTGGTGGACGAACCAAGTCATTCCTACCTCTATCCCCATGCAGGGTCTAAACTCGCCTGACGAACTCGCTGCCATTTTGAGCGGCCTTGAAGTTCAAGGCGTTGTTCGCACTACTGGTTAGTTATAAAAGGGTCGGTTTATGCCGTTCGATTTGAAAGCTGTCGGTAATGTCGCAAAAGAACACCCTGTTGTTACTGGCCTTGTCGTGTTTGTTGGCGGCTTGGGTCTTTTGTATATTACAGGCTTTTTCGGCGGCGGTTCTTCTGGCGGCTCCAGCTCTGGCGGAGCCGTCTCGCCGGACGCTTACTTTGCGGCGCAATCTGCCGAGGCGCAGAGCGGCAATGCGTTGCAGGCCGTTCAAAT